ATATCCGGTTCTGTGGGTAAGCACAGACCTACGTGCTGATAATGCACCTATTGGTCAAACAACCTATCTGAAAGTGGCTTAATGCTACTTTTAGATAAAAACAAGGCTCTAGGAACGTCACACAGAGGCGAAACGATATGTCTGTGTGTGATTGTACCTAGGGATTTTAACGATGCTGATATAGGAATGTGTGTTCCTACTGATGATTGCGAAAGCATGAAATCAGCCAACTACTATCATTATATGGAGTATTTTATGATACATAATTTTGGAAAAAAACAAGATCCTAAATCTCAAGAGTTTAAGGATCAAATAGTCTTAAAGCATTATCTCAACTTTTTAAACGAGGGATACAAAGCATTTGGATTAAACGAAAACCAAAAAGCTAGTCTAGTAAAAGCCGGATCTAATTATTCATATCATGCAGACGATTTATCTGCTGAAGAAAAAGATTTTGTTTTTATGTTTACCAAGCACAAAGATCATTTTGGCAATCATGGTTTAGACAGCATTTACAATTGTAGTGCTTGGATCAAGCAACACAGAAAGGCTCGTAAAGATAAGTCTGCCATTTACAGCAATAAGATTGATGGCAAAAAAGTATTTCGTAAAGAACGTAATTACGAGCATGGTTTCTTCAATGGTCAAGCTGTTAACAGCAAGTATGCTGTACTCACTAATGCCTTTGCTAAAAAATGGTGGGATGACAATATGGCTAGAACCAATGTCAAGATTAGTGCTGATGCATTAAGAGCAGAAACAGCTATTAAACCATCTACTGTAGGAAGAGCAGATAATTGGCAGTACTACGAGCATTTCAATGAGGTTTCTTTGTCTCCATCATGGTTTAAAAATGTCTACATGAAAGGTTTGGCAACAACAGTATACAAAAGCAAAACAGCATTTGTTGCTAGTGCCAAGCCTCTCAAAGTTTCTGACAGAATTACAGCTAATGGTCTTGAGGCTTATACTGTTGATATCATTACAAGCCACGATGGTATTATCAGCATGGAGAAAGATCTGTATTATTTGGTTTACCAAACAAAGGCTTGGACAATTGAAGAAACACAGCAAGGCATGGGCAATATACCTTTTAGGGGCAACGACAGAGAAACTGCTCAAACTTACAATAATCGTAGGTATAACATAGCTGAGACTATAAACTGTGCATCCTCAAACTTTAGAAGAGCAGAGAATGTCATGAGTGGCAGAGTTCAGCGAAACATACTTAATGCAATGGGAGTGTAAAATGCAAAAAATAAAATTACAAAAGCATCATAAGGATTTGGCTCATGATTTAATTTATGAGGGGATGTCAGACTATGAAAGGATGACATGCCCTTATGTTTATCATTCCGGATTTCTGCAAAGAGAATTAGGCAGAAATTATGATGCTGTCAGAACTAAGTTTATGTCCAAAAAAGACAAAGCTAGAAAACTAAGTAACATCAGAAAGTATAGGTTTTTGCACTTGCAGTATAAAGATCCATTACTAGAGGAGTTACAATCAGCTAATATTCTACTTAATGTAAAGCAACATCTTAAAGATGAAATTAATTCATATGAAGAGATGCAAGATAGAATTGATGGTGGAGAGCATTGGGAAAATGTTTGCGATCAACCGGAGATTTTTTCCGGTAGAAATGAACTTGCTGAGAGTTTACTTGATAATATTAATAAATGGGAGAAATCTGATGAGGAATAATCCGGATGATTTATCTAATCAGCTTATAGCTGTGATTAAAAAAGAAATATCTTCAGAGATAAAAACTTATAAATCACACAGCCATGAAGACGATGTTGATAGTCGAGAATTAGGTATTCTTGATGGTCGATATGAAATGGCTGTGGAATTAAAAAATGTAATAAAAAAATGGGAGAAAGATAATGGATAAATTAGATAGAATATTCTTATTTCTCTTAGGCATTTGTGTTATGCTTATGTCATTAGTTACTTTGTCTGATCCTAATGGATATTATATGCAGAGTGTAGAGGGCATACTGTTTACATTGTTTATAGGATCAATTGGTTTAACCATGATACTTGTAAGTTTTTACAGTATCTATTTTAAAGAATAGGGGGAGAGACCACTCCATAATGTGGGCAAAAGTGGATGCCTTTGGTTTATGCATTAACCATACGTCAATGCTGTACATCCCTAGATACGTGTACCCTCAAATGTTTTTATTGCACTTGTATTGTGGGCAAAACTGAGGTCTCTTTAAAAATGGTTCAGTTAATGTACGGAAAGCCACAAAATATGTGCTATGTTCACGATAAAACCTCCATTCGTTATCCAGCGAGGTTTAAGCACATAAAAAAAGGCTCTCAGAGCCTCGTACAGAGGGGTTGGCAGACCTCTCTGTACGAAACCTACCAAATCAACCTAGATGCTCTGTACGAAGAGTATTCGCTTATTAAGGGGAAATTCACATGACAACAACATACAGCAAACTAAAAGGTAGATCTAAAGGCTACCGGTATCGTAATTCTATTGTAGATCTGCAACGTGAACTCTATCAACGTAATTCCAAAATGACACCAAAAGAATTAGGAATGGATGAAAGATTTGAAGATGATCCTAGAGCCATTCGTGAAATTGATGTTGGAAGAGTAATTAGAAAACCAACTGAGGTTATTAAAGGGGCAGTTAATTCTATTTATAATAGTAATAATGGCGAATAAATTACTCTTACATTACCCCCTACAGTAGCAGACTAAAACTTTACGTAAAGTTTTCACAAAAAAAGAGCCAATCGAGGAGATGATTGGCTCTTTGTGTGTAGCATAATAGTATATGAGAAATAATACTCACACTTAATTAATAAGTGCCACCAAAGCATTAGTCAACTATTTCCCCAAAATTTATAAAACTTTTCCACGTGATTGCATATAAAATCAAAGTTCCCATCCACAGCAATCCATTCATTTTCCCATTTCGTGATTTCTTCATCGTGTATAATTTTTTTAAAAATTTTATATGCTGTTTTGTTTCCAGTTTTTTTTACGTAAGAGAAACAATCCATAACTTTTCTTTTTATCATCATATGTTTCTCGCTCAATCCCTCGTGTGTAGCCTCGATCCTAGGATTGTAATTTGATGCCCTAACTCCAACAAATCCGGATTTGCAATAATCAGAATAAAGTCTATCCATTATTCTATAATTTGCTAATGATATACTATCATGCATGAGTAGCCGGTCTAAACATGTCTGATCTAATATCTTTATCCTAGCCTTATTAGTATTTCCTACAAACTCTGCTTTTGCAGTATGTTGTCCATCATATACTCTAAACTCATCGTAATTTTTTTTACTTTTTTTAGAAATCGATGTCTTTGTATTCTTTTGGCTCATAATAATTATTGTATTGCTTGTCTTTTGGTTTTGGTTTCAACATCTTAGCAACGTCTGATATTGCATCATATCTAGATGTAAGTTTATCATATTCTAATTCACATTCTCCAATAGCACCAACCCAAGAAAATCTACATTTCCAAACAAGTATTTCTGTAACATTGCTTTCAGATGGATTTGTTCTATGCACAGTTAATCCAACATCTGATTTACTAAAGAAACTTGCAGAACCGGCAATGTCGTAACCTTTTGGTGGTGGCACAGTTCCATCTTCTCTTCTAACCATCTTTGTTGGATGAGCGACAAACCATATGTGGATACCATGTGCTTGTGCAAATACTCTAAGTTTTGTTAGCATATCAGATATCCAATCAGTTTCAGACGTAGTGATATCTTTTGCTATATAATTGTATGGATCTATAACACAGCCTCTAATACCAAATCTTAGAACAGCAGTTTTAAGTCTTTCTAGTATGCTGTCTAACGTGGATAGCGAACCATCTGCTTGATAGAGAAAACAAAAATTATCTGACACAAACTTTTTGCCATTCTGTAATTCTTGTGTAGTCATTCTAGGTGTCATCCCACTAAAAAAAGGTTTTCCAATATACTTGCTGATTAACTTAGCAATATGTATTCTTGGCTCGTTTTCAAAAGAACAAATACCAAATTTCCAACCTTTTTGTTTAGATATGTTTATCATTATTTGATCTACAAACTCTGATTTACCGGAGGATGGATGACCGGTAACAACTGTAAGCTGACCCTCTACTACTGTGTATAGATTATCAACGTCTTTATATCCGGTGCTTGTTCCACTACCAACACCATTTTCAAATATCTCATCTACTTGATCATAAAAATGTTCTGCATCGTATAAACCTGAAACCGGATATGGGATAGAGTTTTTTACAATATCTTTTAATTTATCTATGCCATGTTTTGTTAATATCTCGTTTGCATCTTTACAATCTTTTGGATAAACAATTTTAAAACATTTATCTTTACCAACTCTTCTAGCTATTTCTTCTTCCATAGCTTGTCCAGCTTGATCGTTGTCCATAGCTATTATTATTTTTTTACAAGTGTCTAGCTTTTCTTTTGAGTTCCAAATAAATTTAAATTTATTATCGTCACGAGGATCTATTTTACCATCAACAACTTTCATGACAGCACCATGTGGTATTGAGATGCTGTTTGTGTAGCCTACTTCCATAAAAGATAGGCAATCCATCTCTCCCTCACAAATTATTATGTCTTCATCTTTATTTATGTTTTCTACGTTATAAAATTTATCTGCTTTACCAAAGCTAGAAAAACCTTTGTCCGGAAAAGATCTTACTTTGGCAAACTGATACCCACCATTGTTGTTTTGATATGGGAAAACCAAACAAGAAACTTCTTTTTTTATTGATCCAATATATTGTTTCGTAAATTTTAAACCGGCTTTTTCTGCTGTTTCTTTGGATATACCTCTGCTGTTTAAGTATTCTAAGCAATCATTATTTTCTTCAATGCCAATCCATTTATCAGCTACATTCTTATTGATGCTTACAACCTTTTCTTCTTCCACAGATTTTCTCCTCGCCATATTGTCATCATTGAATTTTATGCCACCATCTTCCCCACAATGCCAACAGTAATACATAATCACATCATCGTGTACTTTTAACGATAATGTTTTTTGCTCTCTCTTTTTTCTTGTATGGGAACAGAATGGGCATATTGCCTTGTGTTGCCCATCTCCTAATTTGTAGGCAACACTTCTTAGTGAGTGTTTTATCTCCATATTAATCTCCTTGCTACACAATTCATAATTATTTTAAAACAAAGAAATCGTCAACAAAAAAATTTCTAGTATAATATTTATAAATATTCTAAAGAAGTTTATATATATTATTTATATATATATTAATATTTATAAATATTACATACTGCATGTTTTGTTTTGAATTACCTTTCTAAGTTTCTCCCCTAAATATCTAGCCACTACCGGCTTACTAGTTAATATTTCTTTTATTAATTTTTCCATCCTATCAGAATTTAAAGAACTTAAATCACATACCATAATAAAATCATCTGATACAATCCATTGACCTACAGCAAGTTTTTGTCTTTTGTTTCCAAGATATGAATCAGAAATCGCTTGGCAAATCACATGTTTCCAAAGTCGAGATTCTGATGTGAGTTCGTGGTGCGTTTCTGTCCAACCCCCAATAAACGATTTTTTGTTTGACTTGTCTGTCATTAACATAAATTTTTCCTTGCATACAATCTAGAACAACACTTTCGTCTAGATCCGGTCTTCTTGATGCATAGTATATAATTAACTCTACTTTCACATTTGTTTCAATAAGATTTTCTAATTGAGGGCATTGCTTTGCAAAATTCTTTTCATAATCTCTAGCTTTTTGAGATTTTATAAGTGCCATTCTTTTACCAAAATGCACTATTTTTCTTGAGTTTCCTTTGGATGCCGGTTCTCCATAAACTATAAAATTAAAACTTTTATTTATTTGTATTGACATTATTTTACCTATATATATATTTATTGTAGCATAATAGGAGAAAAATATGAAAATTACCAATAAGTTTGGTATGCCACAACCTTTCGTAGACTTTGCCATAAACGACAAATACAGTAAAGGTAAAGCTGACATATCAGTAACGTCATTAATCGATAGTCCAAGAGTTAGAATAATGAAAGATGTCTACAAAGAAGACATCGAAATAGATGCTGTTGACATGGTTTGGGCATTATTTGGAACTGCTGTACATTCAGTTTTAGAACAATCAAATCCATCAAAAGATATAATTACAGAGGAGAGATTATATTCTAAATTAAATGGTTGGATTATATCCGGTGCTTTGGATAGGCAAGAAATAGTAGATGGAATTTCAACGATAATTGATTATAAGGTTACATCTGTTTGGTCAGTTATTTATGGAAAGGTAGAGTGGGAAAGACAGCTTAATTGTTATGCTTGGCTGTGCAGAGACAAACACAAATTTACTCAGCATAAAGTTGGTGCTTTAAAAATATGTGCAATCCTCAGAGATTGGAACAGAAGAGATGCTGAGAAAAAAGAGAACTACCCTCAAGCACCAATAGTATTTGTTGATATACCTATGTGGGATGATGAGGTGGCACACAAATACGTATCAGATAGATTATCATTACATCAAGAGGCTCAAGTTAATTATGACTTGAATGAAGAACTTCCATTCTGTTCTGACGAAGAAACATGGAAGAAAAACGATACTTGGGCAGTAAAGAAAAAGGGTCAGAAAAGAGCATTGAGAGTTTTAGATAGTGAGGAAGAGGCTAATCAATATATGGGTTGGCACAATGAAACTGACAAAGCATATACAAAGAAAACAGATTTAGAATTAGAGTTTCGTAGTGGCGAGTACACACGTTGTGGCAACTATTGTTCAGTTGCTGATTTTTGTAATCAATATAAGGAGAGAATAAAATGAAAGAACAAAAAACAAAAAAAGTGGTTAGAAAAGTTAAGAAGAGTGGCTTTGTTAAATTAAAGCCAAAGATATCCGGAATGAGAGAAAAGGATAAATCTTTAATTGCTGATCACATAGAAGAGGCTACTAACAAAGGAAAGCCTATTAAAAAGTTTTTCTTAATTAGATGGTTTAATTACGTGGGCAAGAAATACAACGAGTTCGTTGACAGAATGTTTGGTATGTAAGATGAGCGATAGAATTGATTTATGTTACTTACCAACAAGAGGATTGTGCAGAATAAACGAGGTTTTAGATGAAAGTTTTTTTCCACAGAACAAGGGCGATATCATTACACAAGAATTGATAACCTATGAAAGAGTGGATACCGGAATAAAGAAAACTACATTCCAAAGAAATTTTCTCAAGACCTCGCATTATGACAGCACAAGGACAGAAATATTTTCTACAGAGGAGAAAGGTTAGTAGATGAAAAGTGATATACCGGAAAAGGTAGCAGATACCTTGAGAGAAATAGGCATGACACCAAAACAAGCCGGTTGGAATTGTCATGGTACTTACGTGTTACTGCATAAAGCATTGGAAAAAGTTGCTGTACACAGAAAAATAGTTTTTAAAGAGCCAACAATTTTAGAATGTAATTCTGAAAAAAAAGTCGTCAGTTTACTTGTCACCGGAACTATGGGAGACAAATCAGAATGGTCTATTGGAGAGGCATCTCCATCCAATAATAAGAATAGCTATCCATATGCCATGGCTGAAAAGAGAGCCAAGGACAGAGTTGTCTTAAAATTAGTTGGTCTTCATGGCGATGTGTATGCAGAAGATGAGGCAGATGCATTTAAAGAAGAAAGACCGGCTGAAATTAAAGGTGGAACTTTAGACAATGGATCTGATGAAGAAGAAAAAACTATAGGTGTTACAGATATTAAAACAGAAAAGGTTCAATATATATCTACAAAAAAAGGTGCTGAAGAGGTTAAAGAGATATTCTTAACATTTATGCCGGACACCAACATTGATGAACTTAGAAGTTTTAAAAATTCTAATGCAAAGGCTCTAACGGCACTAAAAGAATTTGACCCTAATGTTTTTGGAGAGGTCTCCAAGGCTTTTATAGAGAGGGCAGATAAACTCAAATCACAACAAAAGGAGAGTTGAATGAGTGAAGAAAAAAAAGACTATCCACCTAGTGGAACTTTGTTTATGAGTAAAAATAAGAGATCTGATAGATCTCCGGATTACACCGGTCAATTTGAATTGTCATACGATGTAATAGAAGACTTAGTAAGGCAAATGAAAGATGGTGTAAAGAAACCCCAATTTAATATATCCGGTTGGAAAAAATACAGTAACAAAACCGGAACATCATTTTTATCTTTGAGGGCAAACATATATGATCCACCTAATAAAGATGAAGAGAAAAAAGAAGAAAAGCCAAAAGAAGACTTTTCTGCACTAGAAGAAATAACATTTTAAAGGAGATTGTAATGGATGATATTTCAACAAAAACAGATGTGCCTAACGTGAGTTTCGAGGCTGTTAAAACATCTATGATGCAAGATAAAAACGGAACTAACATAAGGCTTACCATACATCCCAACGATGTTCCGGCTGAGTTACACAAGGATTGGGTTGGCTCTAGGTACATGGTTGTTATGGTTAAGTTAAAAGAAGATGGTACTCCGGATAAGGGGGATGAAAATGCCACGGAAGAGATCTAAAGACGAGATTGTTGAAAATGCTGAGTATATTACACTTGATGGTCTAGCACATATGCTCATGGTTTCAAAACAGTCAGTATACAAGATCGTAAATACCAAGGAACGTAACTTTCCCAAGCCATTCCCTCTGATGAAATCTGAAAAAAGAGAAAAGAATATTTGGAGTAAAGAAGAGGTTAAAAAGTGGCTTGAAGAACAACGTAGTGAAAAAGTTACGTAAAGTTATGCCTAGGAAAAAATACGAATCGGAAGATAACCTAGATAAAGAAAAAAATGTTTTAAGGCACATGTCAGTAAAATGGGATGTGTCTTATTCTAAGTTACCAATATCCTATAAATTAGATTATGCCATGTACAGAGATGAAAAGCTGTTGGGTTTTGCTGAAGTGAAATGTAGACAGAACTCGATACATGATTTTTCAACTTACATAATATCTTTGTCTAAGGTAATTAAAGCCAGACGTCTGGCATCTGTTACCGGAACAAAATCTGTTTTAATTGTAAGTTGGTCTGATGCTACCGGTTGGATAAATTTCTTTTCAGACTTTGATGTAAAGCAAGGTGGTAGATCAGATAGAGATGATTGGCAAGATCAAGAGCCGGTTTGCCACTTTGATATTAAGGATTTTAAAATAATTTCACACTCTGATTTGTCGGCAGCCAAATAAAGGACAGACATGAAAATTGATAAAAAAGTAGAAAACATGCCATGCAAAGTAAATGGAGTTAAACAAAATCTCAATGGCTATATTATTTCTTCTATTGGCTATACTGAAGAAGAGATATCCAAACAAATTAAACTAAATCACTTGGCAAAGCATTTAAGGGATCTAGCAGACAAGCTAGAGAGTCAAACTAATTTTAACAAAGACTTAGATAGTTTCTTGGTTAGAAACTCTTTAGAAATGAATTTGACCCAAAAGAAAGCAAAGAACGATGCAGAAGAAAGATTTAAAAACAAAGCTAGTAACAGATTAAATGCTAGGAGAAAAGCTGAGAAAAGGTTGCAAGTTAGTGCTTACAAACAAGAAGTGGGGTGTATGGCTTGTGGATACAAAGACAATCCGGACATACTACATTTTCATCACAGAGACCCTAACACCAAGATTGATAATATTTCTAGATTGGTTGGCAAGAACCATTCTATGGAAAAGATAAAAGCAGAAATAGCTAAATGTGACTTGCTTTGCATTAGCTGTCATCACAAGGAGCATGGACTAAAATGAAACTAGCAGACGGATACGAAGATGCTTTTGTTGGCACTACCATAAGTGCCTTCAGTAGGAAACAAGTGGCATTATATGATTATGATAAATGTATAATGATACTCATGAATGATAACAATTGGGATGAAGACGAGGCTATAGAGTGGTTTAACTTTAACACAATAGGATCTTGGGTAGGAGAAGATACTCCCATATTTGTTAATATGCATAAACTAGATGTCATAAACGATTTCTTGGAAGACGATGAAGAAACTTAAAACCATACCAATGAGTATTCAAGAAGCTAATGAGTTCGTTGCGAACTTTCACAGACATAGTAAACCAACTCAAGGTGGAAAATTTTCTATTGGAGCTTCTTTAGATGAATTGCATGGTGTAGCAATTGTGGGTAGACCAATTGCAAGAAGATTAGATGATGGATTTACAGCAGAGGTATTGCGTGTGTGCGTAAAACCAAATGCCCCAAAAAATACTTGTTCGTTTTTGTATGGAAGATGTTGGAGAATATGGCAACAAATGGGTGGATTAAAAATGATTACATATACATTGCAAAAAGAATCTGGTGCTAGTCTTCGTGGTGTAGGTTGGAAGATAATGGGAGAAACTGGTGGTTGGAAAGAAAACAAAGGTTGGACTACTAGACCGAATAGAGATTGGTTGCCAATTCATGGACAACTTAAATTTAGATGGGAGATAAAATGAATAAAGATAATGTAAACAGACCAAGCCACTACAGAAAAGGTAAAGTAGAATGTATTGATGCGATTAAATCAGCCCTAGGCGAGGGCTACGAGTATTACCTACAAGGAAATATAATTAAATATGTTTGGAGATACAGGCACAAGCACAAGAATAGTTTAGAAGATTTGATGAAAGCAGAATGGTATCTCAAAGAATTAATAAAAATAAAAAAGAAATGACTATGAAAAGTCGTTCCCCGGCACGGGGAAGCTAGACTAAAACTTTACGTAAACTTTTGCTCTTATACTCCAACAGCTCAACGGATTTAAATATACTAGTAAAAATAAGCTGTACTACTATCATGCAGTTTGTCTTATGCCCACACTTCTCATTAACTGAATACCTTTTCTCATGATCTCTTGTATTCGTTCTCTACGTAATTTAATAAGTTTTTGTCTGACATCATCTGACAGTCGAAGATTTCGTTCTAACTCCTTGATCTGTCTCAACAATCTGTTTCTTGCGTTGTCTAAAGCCTTAAATCTACCATATATGCGTACCTCGTCATCGTACCTAGCGATAAGTTTACGTATAGTTTCGGGATCACCTCTTCTTCTTGCTAAGTCAATTCTAGAAAATATCGTGTATAGCTCTTTTCTCTTTTCTAAATAATTTTGTGTATCTACTCTATCTGACGGCTGTTTTATTACTTTTCTAACAAATGGTATTCTGTTTGGTAAGTTACCCTCAAAGTCTCCGGAAGCTATAGCCGGTATGACATCAAAAACTAGATTAGCTGATCTACCTATAAAAGCACCAGCACCTCCTATTACATACTCATAAAAATATTCTATCGTGTCAGGAGATATGTCAATCAAACCACTTTCTACTTCATCTCCAAATGTTAAATCATTTATAGTTTGTACTATAAATTTAGATACAGCACCGGTATTTGTCCAATGTGTATAAGCATCAGGAACATTCGTTGTTGAGTACATAGGCGTTTCTTTGTATATAGGATCGTTTCTGTAATTTTTATTAATATACATTTCTACTGCCGGTTTAAAAGCAGTTGGTATTACGTATGTTTCAAAGTTCTCTATTGCACCAAAAGGAGATAATGTTTCCATAGTTGTGTCAAAAATACTATTTGCTGCTTGACCAAAAGTATATTCGCCTCGTGTGTAGCGGCTAAGAGATCTGCCTAAATTAAATGGCATATTAAGTCCATAAGCCAATGGTATTGCTATAAACTTATCTTCCATTAAACCAAAAGATGGAAATATTAAATTATGCTCTAAATCATATTCATTTAATTTATCATAAGTTATTGGATCATCATCTTCTGACGGATCGTCTAAAAATGCTAATAGTTGATCTTGCAAAAATCCATAAACTATTATGCCACCTAATATTTTTCTTACCTTTTTAGATTTATAAGCCGCATTGTATATAGCCATACTACCTTGCAAGGATGCGTTATAAAATAAATACAAAGAGTTCATAAATACTTTATCTTCACCACCTTTGGCAAAGTTTACCGTTACGTTCCTAGCTGCTTCGGCAGCCCTAGCATCAGTAAATCCTCTTTTTTTCAAATTAGTAAACGTGGCAACACGTACACCATTCTCAATAACAGTATTGTAATCTTCTAAAAACTGTAAAAGACTTCTTCCTTTTTTTCTAAAGAATCCATTTCTTTTAAATCCTAATGTTTTAGCTTCACTAATATCCATTAACAACTTACTAAGATTCTCCATTTGATCTTGCACAGTTCCCATTTGGTTAGTGGCGTTCTTGCCACCTGCCTTTACAAATTTTAAATATTCTTGTGACCAATAACTAGATGTGTCTGGCGTTCTTTTGCCAAAAGGATTTGCACCAACACCAAAAACTTTTCTAATCCCATTTATAGCACCAGCAACATCTCTAGTTATCTCTTTTGTAATACCTTCTGCATCATGTTGTTGTATATTTACTAAAGCTGTTTCCAAGTCTTTTGCAAAGTTTGGAATAACGAAAGCTGGGTTGTAAGAAGTATTAACATTAGATAAAAATCTATTTAATTTAGATAAAGTTCTAAATGCAACATGATGTGTTTTAGGTTCGTAATGATGCTTGAAAGATCTGGACATACTTTCTCTGTAAAAGTTTACGTAAACTTGTTGACCATTCTCTTTTATTGCAATCTGATGTGGGTCCATAGGTTCTGCTTCAGTTGTTATTTCTGCAAAATTTTGCTGTAAATCTGTAGCCAACGCATCGTTTATAGCCGTGCTACCATCAGGTTGTTCTTCTTGACCTCTTAATAATCTTAAAAGACTCTGACCTACTTTATTTCTTTCTGATCTATCTATCGCTCTTTGGTTTTGGGCAATAACTGATGCAAAAATATTTTCTGCATACTTAATACCACGGCCTCTAGCTACTTTGTCCTCTCTTCCTAAAGCGCCAAAGTAATTAGTTGTTTTACGTAATGTATTTTGTCTATCCTCTTTCATCTCAACATCAATGTCTAAATCACCACGTAAAGGTACATAGTATTTAAATCTAGCACCCTCTTGATGCTCATCGTATTCTGCTTTATCTATTAATCCACTTTCATATCTAATATTATTAGTACTATTAACTATTCTTCTAGTTTGTTTATTGATAAATTGAAAAATATCTTTATTTGATTGATCTAAACTGTCAAACCAATCTAATATTACATCAGCTTCAGCCTTTGATAATCCTGAACCATTAGGTCTGGCATAGCGATTTGCTATATCTATATTTCTCTCTTTTGCATGCATAGCGTAAAGATATATATCTGTTAAAGCTAACTTAACATCTATTGAAGAATCTATAGTTTTGTTAACTAATCCCTCTCCTTGCTCTTGCGCAGCGGCTCTAGCAGAGGCATTTTTTAATTCTGTTAATTTTTCATCCGAAACTTTTATTTTTTTAATTTCTTCAATAGTTGGTTTAACTATAGTTTCTTCTAAATCAGTTAATTTATCTCCTATAATACCTGAAGAATTTACTTCTCTTAGATAAGGGTCCATAGCATCAGCTATTGTGTAGCCTTTATCACGCAACTCATCCATCATTGCGCCAACAGGTTGAAAAGAGTCTTGATATTTTTGCACTATCTTTTGTGCGGCCTGCGCTCTAGTGTTGCCAAATAAAAATGACTCAGGCACTACTTTAAATGCTTTAGCCAAAACCCCTGCTAAATTATTATATCTTATATTTAACTGAGCCTGTGCAATGTCACGATCATTTTGCTGTGCCTGTCTTTGTCTCTCACTAGAAGGTGTTGCTCTTATTCTTGAGCGTCTAGTCTCAGGTGTTCCGGTAGAGTCTCTTCCAATTCCGCTGTCATTTCTGGTATTCCTTCCGGATACATAAGGTCTAGGTAGTTCTGTCTCGTAACTGGCATCCCTACTGAATTGAGGTATTGTATTAGGGGGTCTTGCCCAACTTGGTTCCGCAAATCCATCTGGCGTAGCATTTATTATCTCCTGTCTTGTTTGATCTAAAGTTAATCCACCATCTACATATGATCTCCATATGTTATTTATTCTTTCAACATTTTGTGTTTCATTTTTAAATGTATCAGGAAACAAACCTCTTATAGCTTCCCATGTTATTGATTGCATTTGCCTTGGCAAAATACCTCTTTGTTCTGCGGCTCTTGCATAGGCATCATATATTAATCCATACATGCCTCTAACACCTGTAACAGAGGAATTAGGTATGATTCCGTATAGGTCCGCTCTACCCTTCGCAGTATATAATCCAAAATTTTGATCTACTTCAAAAGATTTACCACTTAAAGGTTTAAAAAATGCTACTGCAACCGCATGCGTATCTATTGTAGAATGACCGTCTGGAGACATAGGCGTAATTATATTATTAAAAAAACTTCTAACTTTATGCCTGTCACCAAGTAATACAGATACTTGTTGTAAAGAATTGTCACCACGCAACTCTAATAACTGCATAGCTTTATCTATAGTATTATTAGAACCCCAACCTGTGCCTTTAGGATCGCCTTGAACACCAAATATGGATTCATAATTTGATAGCGTCTTTTTTCCTAACTGTGCTTTCGATGGTTTTTTTCTTGCGTAATCTAAAAATTCACCCTCTGGAGTTATTACTCTATGACCTCTGTCATTATATGTTTCATCAAATATTCTAACCCAAAGAGCTTTGTGAAAAGAAAACTGTAAACTATCTAGGCTTGTAGAATCTCTATTAGGATTAGATATGTGCTTTATAGCAGCTTGTATTGCTTTATTTTTACCGTATATCCTCTTTGCTGTTTTTACCATCTCTGGTGTAAAGTCTTTATCACTATGATTTCTAGCGATATCCATAACCCTTTCAGCTAATGAAACATTCATATACCAATCTTTTTGTGGTGACTGCACTGCCATAACCGCAGCAACTACTTCAGGAGGATAATTATACGTTTTTGAAAACTTATCTACTATGTTTCTTGCGCCATCGTACCAAAGAGAAGATCTTTCTCTAATTGTAGGATCTATGGAATCATGAACAAATAATATGTTATTTGTCATAGCCTGAATGTGATCTTCTATAATTTCTTCATTTGAAAAGTTTACGTAACGTTTTGCATTTTCTGATAAATTATATTTTTTAATTATATCAGCAGCATTTTTTGCAAGTTTAGAATCATTCTTTATAAGATCTCCATTTATAAATAACAACTCAGCAGATGGATCTGCCTCTCTTGCTTTTGCGGTAGGAAATCTTGTGCTAACTGTATGTTCTTGTCCCACAACTCTGGTTCTAGATCTCATGGTTCTTTTTGCATCAACACCACGTTTTTGGTTTATACCATCTTTATATGCTTGATCATACTTCTTAGCTTGATACGTCTCTGGCACTCTCAACTCATAAAACATAGCCGCCATAGTTCCACGGAAAGGATCATTTATCCAATAACCCGTAGCGCCAGACTCTTTAATCATCCTTTCTTTAGCAGTAGTTATGTAATTAACACGACCAGTTGGGTCTTTGATATCAGGTCTACTTTTATCTAATTCTGCATTTGCTGCATCGTTGAATTTTTCTGGGTCTGCTTCCCAATCATACATACCTTCATACGGTACATCCAATTCGTATATATTATCTCCTAAGTTTTGTTCCGGATTATAACCATTAGGATCAGATATATTTACAGCAAAATAGCTTCTAGCAGGATATCCCTCAAAAGTTCTTCTCCTCTCTTCTCCCCGCATAAATAAATTAGACCTTTGTTTTTCTGGGTCTATGCTTTGGAGGCCCTCGATAGGAGAGAAGTGTGTTAGCTTGACTGTCCTTTGCGGAGATAACTCAGGTTCCCTCCTTTCTTTTGTCGATTCAATCGTGCTTCGTATAACGCTGCGTCTTCCATCTCTTCTTGCATCTCTTCCTCTGTCAGTTGCATCATCTCTTGTTTCACTAAATCGTTCATCTTCTTGAATTGCTCTTTCATCTACTGCTCCCTCTATATTATTAGCTAATCCCTCTGTTTGCACAAAATCAGACAGTAAAGTTATCTTTTGATCTGCGTATATTGTTTCTTCAGCTTTATTTTTGCTATTTCTATTATGGTCTCCAACAGCATCACTGTAGTTAAGCCATGAGTTTTGTCCTCTTGTTTCTGTGGTCATAGCTCTAGCGGCTAACGGGGTATACATACGGCTATGTGCCTGCCAAGCATTTTCTTCACCTCTAGCTGAAAAAGTAGCACCCTCTAATGCGTGACCAAAGTAATCATGAACTATTCTAAATAAATCATTATATCGAGCATCACGACCATCAATTATCTCACCAGTTGTCTGTAATAATGGGTTCTCTGCTATATCTTGGTCCGTTATAGCATCACTGCCAAAACCATCGTCTGTAGCAAAAACCCACATATGATTATTATTGATATCTTCTAATAAATCTTTAGATGCTCTTGGGTATGGGTTTGCTTGATTTGGCTTAATAAATTCTATTTGTATTCCTGTATCTTTTATAAATAACCATTGATTAAATGTTTCATCAGCCATAGCTTTGTATGCTTGTATTACCTCTGGATTAGTTGGGTCATGCTTTGCTTCGTCAAAGTCTTTAGCTATTCTTCTAGCTAACTCTTCATTTACTTGCACATACCTATCAGGCCTTGTATTAGGCATACCTATCGATTGTAAATATCTAGACTTAACAACATGCGCTATAGGTAAGGGTCCTATAGAACCTCTGTGTAAATCTGGTAATCTATCAATAATTATACGTGATCTACGTGGCTCAGTAACAGTTTCAGGATCATCCGGCTTTCTATCTCTTCTACCTATCTGCTTTTCTATCTCTGTTGTGCCTATATTTTCAAAAATTTGTTCTGTCTGTGTAAAACCTTGATCTGCATGCGAACCAAATATAGCTTTGAAAAAAGCAACAATTCTATCAAAAAGACTCTTTGGTTTACCGCCAAATTTAAGTTTACCATCAGTATAGTCTCTATACATCTCTGCAATAGCTTCTTCTACTATTTGTTCATTTGGCATACCATCACGTATATAAGCATGAGTAGCTCTTTCATAATATGTATAACTTCTTGTTGTATCTGTGCCTTTTGATCTTTTGACATATTTTCTTGTCATTGCAGCTTTTTTTAATATGTCATATTCCTGATCTGTAAAAACATTTAAACTTTTTAATGCATGAATAATTTCATGATTCATGACACTTCCTAACTTTGCCTGCAACTCAGCATCAGTCATATTAGGATCGTATATTTCCATTGCTAACGCTATGATACGTTTGCCATCAGGTGAAACTTCTTGTATGCCTTCAGTTATACCTATGTCTTGTCCTCTTGAAAGGTCTTCTGTTAACTGTGCAGCATCTAATAATGGTCTACCTTCTAACCTTACATCAGTTAATCCTATTCTATTTAGCTCTGCTCGTAGAGCATCAAGAACACGCTTTTGTTTTAATACATATTCTGGAGTTTCTTTTGTTTTAGTAGCTTGATCAAAGACCTTTTTAGGCGCAAGTGCAGGAGCTATTCTTCTAGCTTGTATTGTTTGTTGACCTTGCACAGCCTGATTAGCTTTATTTTCTAAATTAAAGGCCTCTAATTGTATATCACTATATCTTTTTTGTAATAAATCTAATTGTTGACTGTTAGTTTCAAGATTAACTGGATCATTACGAAATATGTTTCTTTGCTTTCTTAGTCTATCATCAGCTTCTCTTATTTGCCTTGCTCTTTCAGATAAAGCTCTTGCCTGTTCAATAAAATCTAAATTTACATCTACCTGATTTCTAGGTGAATATCTACCTTTTCCATCATACTGCAATAAACCAGATCCTAACATTTGAGCCAATGCACCATCAGCAATATCATCTGGCATTTTTTCTTTGTATAGTTTTTGATATACTCTTTTTGCTGCAGCTCTATTAATTATTTTTTGTTTTAATAGATTTTCTTGAAATTTTATTACTTGTTCTTTTGTTTCTTGTGTGATGCGCTCTGCTTCTAATTCAGCATCTGATATTTCCTCTAATGCAGGCACTTTATTTAAAGTAGGTTTTTGTAAAATTTTTTCTCTTAAAGATGCTTCAGGGCCAACAACTTCTTCTAATTCTTGTATTGTTACGGGATCATCTACAGGTATGCCTTTTTTTAATTCTATTCTTTGTTTACGTATTTTAAACGCTTCATCTTCTGGCAAACTCTCTAATTTCACAGGATTATATGGAGTTGTAGCCTCTCTTGCAGCCTGTAATGTATCTTCAGTATTTTTTCTTTTTTGATTTTCTTGGGCATCAACTGCTGATTGATTGTCTATATCAGTAACAGGATCGCCAGATGGTAGGATAATTGGAGCATCGGGTGCAGGCAATCCAAGGCCCGGACCCTCTATTAGTTTTACTTGTTTATCTTCTTGGGTTTTTAAATAATCTTTTGCATTTTGAGCCATACTAGCATTTTCTCTAGCAGCTTCATCTGCATCATTATCTAATTCTTTTTGTTTCTTTTCGTATTGATTTACTCTTCTGCCTCTAATACTGTCTAATATTAAATTTAAAGCAAAACCTGCGCCACCACCATAAACGGCATCATCATATGCACTTTGTCCAACTTGAACATCTGGGTTGTAAATATTTTTTTCAGTTAAATCTTGAAGTATACCTGCAACTAACTCTTGAGTACCCTCTCCAATACCAACACCAATGCTTCTTTTTATTCTGCCGCCTATAGTTTTTACTGCTTCATCTATATCTTTTTTGTCTACTTTTTTTAAAATTTTTAAAGAAGCTCCTAAGCTCTTGCTTAACGCAGCAAAAGGTATAGCCTCTGATGTACCAATTAAAGCGCTTAATAATACAGCATCTGCTTTTTGCGAACCGTCTATAACACCGCCATTTTCTAAAAAATTAGCAATCCTATTCATCTGATCTTGTGATGTTAAAGCCGCACCCTGTGTTGCAACAGTGCCTAAACCTAAATATGAAGCAATTTTAGGGGCAGCGCCTGCAACTGCCAAACCACTTTTAACAGCCCATCCACCTGCTAAAAAAGAGGCAAGAGACCCACCTGCTTGACCAAATTTACTATAAGGACTTTCATTAAAATCAAAAGTATCTGCTAAAGCTCTACTAGCGCCTTTAGAAAAATTTTGTGCAGCTTCTCCTAATCCTGTCTCACCGGGTGCTACATCGAAGCCTAATCTTTGCCCAACGCCTTCACCTATTGAGGCTATACCACCGGGTAAATCTGTAAAACCTCTTATAAAACTTCCAACAAAACTTTTAGGGACATCAATAAGACTCCCTTCTTCTTCCGCTGTTTCAGGCGCTTCTAATAAAACACCATCTTCTCTAGCAATATATTTTTGTATAAATTGGTCTTCTGCTGCAGTGGGCCTGTTACCAGCTATCAATATAGGGTATGTTTTACCAGTTAAGTTACTTTTTACATTAATTGTACCCATTTATGCGCCTTTAAGATGATATGGCTGTTGCAACAGGTAAATCTATACCATAATCCTCTTTTAGAAGATTCATTAAAAATCTTTCTTGTGCCATTAATTGATTCCTAGTTTTATCATCAATTTCTGATTTGATGTAAGCCAAGTCACCGGGCTTACCATAAAGCTGCTCTCTAGTTTTATTAAGATTGCTCATGATGTCACTTGCAGTTAACTTACCTTTCTTTCTACCAGACGCAATCTTCGCTCTAGCATTTATTAAATCAACAACACCTTCTTGATATCTTTTATTAGCATCTCTATAGGCTTCTAGGCCCGTAGAAGCCCCTTCACCCACTGCTTGTCCCAAAGTTGGTGCATCTGATGCCAAAATACCAAAACCTGCCTGTGCGATAGCTAAAGCTCTATCTAAGGCTCTTTCTTTCTGCAGTCCTTTTTGTAAATTTAAAATATCTTGTTCTACGGAATCAGATACTAAAGGTATTATATCAGGCTCTATAGTATAATTAGGCACATTACCTCTTACTCCTGTATTCTGTGTAGTTACGTCTTTTGATATATTCTCTACATCAGCATTTTCATCTATCTTTGCTTTATCTTTTTCTTCTAATCTATCTAATATTTGTTGTGAAGTACTACCAGTACCAGCAAAACCATTAGATGCTTTTATAACGCCACCATTGTTCATAGTTTGTGGCATCATAGACCCAATACCACCTGAATTTACACTTGCAGGAGCCATTGCCTCTGACATACCCATCATACCAGACTGAGGAACACCAGCGGCAGCCACAACTTCTTGTGCAACTGTAGGCTCAGTCTGAGCTTGTCTAGCTGCAAATTCACCTTTAACTCTTTTACGTCTATTTAATTCTGATAATACAAGGAACTGAGGCGCAGAGCCACTTGGCTGTTGCATTTCTTTTATTAACTGATCTTCAGAAAAGTTTTTTAAATCATCTTGTATTTGTAAAACATTCATCATCCGCCTGTTAATCCTCTGTATAATCCTAATCCAGCTATACCTGTACCTAATAAGTCTTTCACAGGATTGTATTGTTGAAATTTAGTTGTTTCTGTTGATGGCTGTACAGGAACACCACGGAGAATAGATGACAGGAATGTTAAATCTTCTCTTGGCATGTCTCTTTGTCTAACAAAATCTTCATATGCCAAGTCTAATCCAGCTTGTTCTCTTGCCTGTCTATCTTTAGCAATTTTTTCTAACAACTGTGCAGACTCAATATCACCTGCTCTAGCCTTTTCACCTAACGCAGCAAGTTGTGCTGATTGACCAGACAAACTTTCTGCTGCAGATAACCCTTGTCTTTCTGCCGCTAGTTGTGCCGCTCTATCTCTTTCAAACTGTTGCTGTGCTTGCTCAAATGCTTTTTGTTGGCCAACAGCTTGTATTTCACCTAGTTGTCTTTGCAAGCCTTCTCCAGCAAGAGCTTGAGCTACAGCTTGTCTTGAGCCGCCAAACGCACCAGCCTGAACGGCATCAGCATCTCTGCCTGCTTGTTGTCTGTTAAAATCTAATATAGCCTGTCTTTTTTGTACGTCTAACACGTTTTGCAAATACGGAGACATATATTGTCGTGCTTGATCAGATCCAAAATCTTGTGATTGAAATCCTAAGCCCTCTATAGCTCTACCCATACCTGCTGTAGTGCCTGCTGTTGCTTGACCTAGGCCCGGTATACCGCCCTCTGCCACAGCTCTAGCTATTTCTCTTGATCTAGCTGTATCAGTGTTTTCATCTGCAAGTCTTTGGCCTTCATATGGAATATATTCTCTTTTTGATTCAGCTTCAGCCCTTTTTATCATGTCTATAGCATAAGGCTCAAAATATTTAGGTAATGAGCTTTGTACTATATTTTGTTCTGTAGGCTGCTGTGGCCTTGATCTACCTTTACCCATTATTAATCTCCATACGATAAGCTATATATTCAGGTTCCCAATTATATTTTTTTAATATTTTTATCCATGCTTTTCTGCCATAGCCTTCTAGGTGACTGCAATCACAGTCTTTTGCAAAACTAGATAATTTTTCCATAGCTATAGGCAGCCACTCCATCATTCTTTTACCGCCTATCCAATCCATAGCCATAGCTTTTCTATTTGGATATTCTATTATTCTTGTGGTTATCGCTGCTATAACTTTTTCTCCATCTTTATTATCTACTATTAACCAAAGATTATAATAACCTTTCATTAAATCCTGATAAATATCATCAATATGATACTTACCCTTACTAGTTATTATAGCTTTGTTAAGCATATTGCTAACATCGCCCCAAACTATGTCTATTGCCTCACGAGGCACTGCTGTGCATATCATGCAGGCAACATCATCTCATCAGGTATAGCAGGCGGCTGTGTCTTACCGCCAGTTCTTAGTTCTCTAACTCTATCCATCATATCTTCTAATTTATCAGCACCTGCATCTGAGGAGCCGTTTCCGAGGCCACTAACAACGTCAGCAGGCACAACAAACTCACCATCAGAAAGTAATACATCTTGATCTCCTTCCATTGAGGCGGGTATCATATCAGCCATGCCATCACCTGCACCGCTAACCATACCATCGCCCTCGCTAGGAATAGCTGGTATTTCACCAGATTCAACTTTATTAATTAAATCTTGTAACGCTTCTTGACCAAACTGAGCTACAAATTGTGCTAGTATTACACTTTGTCTGTCAGTGTCTATTATTTCACCTTGTAATACGTCAATAGCGCTACTAATTAATTCTTTATCATTCATACCATCATTCATCATGCCACCAATACCTGCATCCATAGGCATAATATCGCTTTCTACTTCTCCACCTTCTGCAAAGTTTCTAGGTATTCTATAGTTAAACTCACCCATTTTGCCTGCGTCATAACCCATCTCTGGAAATATAGATGTGTTCTTTATAGGCATACCTCTTGGCATTTCTGGATCTTCTTTATCATCTCTAAATTTTGGCATTATCATAGAATCAGCAGCTAATCCACCTATACCAGCACCTAAAGCCTCTGGTCTTGTTAACATCTCTGTAAAACCCGGAACCGCACCTGTGGTCCCTCCTTGCATTGTCATAGCGGATGGCAAATTGGAGCCAACAGCACCTGTAGAAACGCCTGTAGTAGGAGCGGCTGGATTACCACCAAATGCACTAGAACCACCTATGGCGCTACCAATGCCACCTAAAGCAGCACCTGTTAAAATATCTTCTGTATCTCCTCCTTGTAATAGAGATCCCAAGCCGCCACCTATTGCGCTTGCAAACATTGGACTTATTCCAGTTGCTAAACCGGCTGGCCCTAATATTGCCGGTGCTGCTAAACTAAGTATTGCTGATAACATGTTACGCTCCTAATGCTTTCATTCTATTTATTAAACGCTCTGCTCTGTTTGGCACTTGTGTTCTCCATTTCGAGTCATACATCTGATTTGCGCTCTCAGTAAAATCCATAATTGATATACTTGCTCTAAGTTTACTAAATTTACTTAGTCTTGTGTACCCCAAATTGTACATCATATTACATAAAATTAATTGCGCCTCTTCTGGCAAGTCATCAAAGTTATTAAATAAATTTTTACAATCTGTTATAGTTCCTTGTATATCGCTGTCAAAACAGCTATTTACACGCTCTTCACTTACAGGTGTGCCTACAGGCTGTCCATATTCTGGATCAGAATCAAGAACCAAATGGCCAATCCCAAAAGTAGGCAGGTTAAGGTGATCCAAGTAAATTGCATGTACTTTCCCTTCATCAGCTTCTAATTCTTGTCTTAATTTATCAATGTCCATAACTACCTCCAAAACTTTACGTAAAGTTTTACTTTTTGTGCGCTTTCCTTATGCTTTCTTTGCCTCTTTTAAATATACTAGCTACTTTATTTTTACCCATCACCTTTGCTCTCTGCTCACCAACTGTAAGAATCTGTATCTTTCTCGCAAAAGGTTTACTGACTCTCTTAACTTTTGCAACCGTAGCTCTTGCGTCTGCTTCTGTGGCAAA